TCCTATGACATAGGGGTAGACCCTCCCACACGCGATCGCATCGGCGAGTGAATTGTGGGCGTCTTGAAATTCTTCCCCAAATAGTTGTTCGTAAAGTACAGTCAGTTTGATAGGCGCCAGAAAACGCTCCCGATACAACTCAAGAGTACATCGAAAGTTCAGGTCATCAATCAGATAAAGGTCAATCTTGTGACGCATCATCTCGGAACGGAGTACACTCACATCAAATTTCGCATTGTGTGCAACTATAGTCTTCGTACGGGGACCAATAAAGGTCATAAAGTCTGTGAACACCTGGATGAACGAACGCCCCTTAGACTTGGCCATATCTTCTGTGATACCGTGGATGGCCATGGAACCAGGGCTGATCTCAAAATCACCCGGATACACCATGGCATCAAACGTATCAATCAGGCGTCCTTTGGATGAGAAACGCGCAGCTGAAAGAGATACAGCACGACAGGTATCATACTGTTTTAGGGTTTCATGGGTTAGGGGTTTACGACCCACAGGGAGACCCGATGTCTCGAAGTCAAATGCAATATAATTTAGGCACGTCATGTTAATTTTAAATATACTTAAAACTTTATATGACTTAGGTATAATAAGAAATGTGTTTACATTGGTTTTTTTTCAAAAGGGATATTCCATTGAAAAGGTTTGATGGGTTCTTCCCATGCGCGTGTAATATCTGTGGTAGAAACTTTGAAAATATGGAGAAGTTAATTCAACATTCAGGCTTTCATAGTATTGAAGATATCAATAATGGATTATATACCCAGTTTGGAACCGTGAGGTGTGGTAAATGTTTTAGGTCGTTTTCAACAGTAGAAGTAATGTCAAAACATCCATGTAATACTAAGATTTTGGGACTTTCACCTGTATCGAGTTCTGGTAGTCTTGATTCGATTTTGATTCATTAGTGAACTTACACTCTGTCATACATTTACATTCATCAAGTAGTGAATAAAATTGTTTTTTAGATGCATAACACCACACAGGTAAATATATATCTTTATACATAAACCTCAACATTCTAGTTTTATAGACAGTCATATAATATGTTGTATAATATAAATATATAAATGGAGGCAATGGCAAAGACTAAGAATATGTCACAACTCAAGAATATTTGGTTGAAACTTCTAAACAATTATAAACAGGATATGAACAAAACTGAAAATTTAATGAAGTTATACAAAAAACAAAAGAACTATTTAACCAAAGGAACAAAACAATTAACCAATACAACTAACATTAATCAATTAACCCGCGTTTCCTCAGAACTTCTGAATAAATATAAAAATAACACAAGTAAAAAGGTGGAAATTATGAATACTTTCAAGAAACATAAAGCCTATCTAAAAAAGGGTGAGGTTACATTCGAGGTTTTTAAGTTTTCACCCGATAATGTAAACTCTCTGAAAGATGCGGGAACGTTGACGACCAAGCGGGGTCAGAGTATTGCTAATTACGTACGTAATAAAACTACTACGAAAGATGAACCAACGTATGGGGAAATGTTTATTAATTTAAAAATTGTAGCTAAAAAACCTATAACAATGCTGGGACGGAAGGTGAAAGGACTTGTACCAGTAGAACCGGGTGCTACTCTAAAGGAAACACATGAGAATGCAAAGTTTATTCAAAGACGTGTGAAGTTTCATGATGATATTACACCGAAATTTGCCGTGATTTCAGAAAAACATGGTGGGGGTATATTCTTTTAATCCTTCTTTCTCACCGACCATCGACCATTAAGTAGAGAAGAACGACGCTCCCAATCAGTGATTTTTATAGTCTCGGTTGGTGGTGTAACAAGAACACCCTCATTAATCACACGACATTTGTAGTTTCCAACTTCACATGCGTGATTTAATTCATAACGAGATGCAAATTGAACATACGAACTCAGATGCATTTCAGCATCGAGAAGTGTCTTGTATCTAAAAGCATCTTCGAATGTGATGAAGGCTAGGATATGATTGAATGGTATACCTTTGTCGTTAAGTCTTTGGATAGAGTAGATACCTTCCTCGACGTTAGGTTGGTGGAAAGTTAGAACATGTAGAAGATCATTACTGACAACTTCATTGAGATCTTTACTATTCGTTTTATCGACTGTATAATAACTTCTACATACCTTGGGAATTCGACGCTTGTTGTATCTAAGAGGTACGTGGGGGAGGGGGGCTTGAAAGGCAAACATTGGTTTTTATATTAAAACTACTATACTTAGGTGTGTCTCTCTGTAATCATGTATTCTGGATACATCTCACGTATCATCCGCTTCTGACGAAGATATACGTTCCTTTTTTCACTGGCAGTCATAGATTCAGTGACAAAATGAATGAGCCGATTATCATGACTAACATCCATCTGGATCGCATACCCCCAATTCTCATGTGGGGATATTTCTGTACACGCATTTGTAGTCTGAAAGAGAATAGTATCACTGAGACTCAAGGTATGATGTATTTGGCGTCCGAGGATGGCCAAACGGGTTCTAGCGACAGTGATCGCGGACATAGTATTATGCTTTTCCTACGCTCCAAACGAGACTCTTGCGTTAAGAGTGTTAATTAATTGAATTTTTATATAGTTCTAGGTTCACTTAGGTTGTTTTGAACGAGTTTGAGGCCCGACATTATTTACACTGATATTAAGTTGTTTTAGGGCTCTTCTGACTCTCGCAGCATTTGCGTTCGCCTTAATAGAAGCATTTGCGGCGGCATTTGCGATAGCCTTAGTACTAGCATTTGTGAGAGTATTTGCGGCAGTCTTAGCATTTGCTTGAGCCCGAGCCAATTGAGCCTGTAAATTAGCTATCATTTGATTTTTATTTAAATTATTCATAGTGGTATTTACTCTAGGTTTCTGGTTATTGCTTATAACTTGTCTCTTTTTAGAGGAAGGTAAATTAGTTTTATTATTATTGTTATTGTTCCTCTTCCTCTTACGTGTTTCAAGAATTGATGGTACCGGTCGTGGGAGTGAAGGGAAACGCGCGACGGGACGCCTTTTCGGAATGTTTGATGGTTTACTTGACACATTATTATTATTAGAGTTGTATCCAATCGTGCTACCCCCCGATTCAACAGAAGTTGAAGGCTGAGATAAGGGTCCTCTAGGACTATTTCTAGAAGGGTTCGGTCTTTTATTAGGGGTTGGAATTAAAGAGTTGGCACCCGTATTAGCCTTTGATACGTTAGTCTTATAGTATTCCTGCATACCAAGTAATACAATAGAATCGGAACCGGTACGTGTAGAATCGGATATTATTTGTGGTCTTATATTGAATAAATCTCTCTGAATAAACCCCGTCATACCTATGAACGCCCTGTCTTGTGTTCCCGAAACAACTCTTTTACCAGACTTTCTTAAGCTACTAACAGTTAAAATTTGATTAAGATCACCAAATGTTTTTGAAATTTTAGAAACCGCGGGATTCCCTTTATTATTACTACCCGCCTCTTTCTTTGTAATACCCAAATTCAATAACTGATCATTTAATTTACATTTGAAATCAGTCTTCCCAGAATTAAATATTTCTATAGTAAAATACTTTCCAAAATTCCATATATATGGTTGTGCGTTTATTTTAAAAGCCCATGATGGCTCATTTTTAAACAGACGACTAAATATCTCATCAATTGAAGATCCTGGTGTTGCGTATTGTCCTCCGAATCTACCAGGATCCATTAAATTCGCCAAAGTGTAAAGTCTTTTCAGTAAATATGCATCTACTTCTTTTCCATTGCTTTCCCTTATACCTGTCGTTTTGGAAGATGATATGAATCCACTCAAAAAATGAGAGTTTTCAGAATCAAAACTTATATATATAGGTTTATCATCTTTTCGCAATTTCGTATAATATTTTTGATCCACCCCCTTTGCAACGAGTATAGATGATACGGGGTCACCCGCTTTTGACCACATATCAGCAAAATTTTCTTTTAAAAGTTTGTCAGCATTGTCACCGGGATAACCATATTTGTTCTTCAAGCTCCCCCCTTTGTTTCTGGTTCCTATAATACCATTCTGTAGACAATATTTCATATTACCCGTTTCAATAGGTCTACGATTCCAATCCCATTTACGATTTTTCGCGAATTCATCAACTATGGATCCTTTTAAAAATTGATCAAAGTCATCTGTTAAGGGTACCCCGATTTTTTTATCACCCGATTTGAAATCGTGACGCATGTCTAACCATAAAAATAGGAAAAAGTCGTGTAACTTATTTATATCCATTGATAAATTTGTATTAAGATTTACATTGTTAGAGTTAATCCTTTGATTCTTTATTAAATCAAATTGTTTCTTGACATATATATTCATTTCATTTTGATTCATTTTCTTTACGGCTGGTATAGTTTTGATCAGTGTATCGGGTGCGTTTCTGTAGAATTGACTTAAAATTCGAATAACATCCCTGTGTTTGTTGGAAATAATAGAATTTGTCGCATTTCTTATTTTAACAATACTGTTCTGAGAAAGGGTTTTTCTTGCTGCCTTTTCTCGTTGTTCCTTTGTTGGTGCCTTCTTAGGAGGCATTATACTGTAATATGAGAAATTTTTTTATCAGGTGATAGTAAATATGTATTACGGTGAGTCTAGCAACAGTAACAATAACGAGGGAAACATCACGAATAATAAGACCAAGTTACGCGCCGAAATTAGAAATCTATACGGTGGTAAAAATGGATTCCTAAACAACGGGGAGATAAACAAACTCGTAAACAAATACACTGGTAATAATACCATGAATGTTAAAAAACAAGCGTACAGTAAAGCATCCACTAAATACATGAACTATATGGCAACCACTTTTACACAAGATGTGATCAGAGAAATTAGAGCGAAGATGAAATCATCTCCCAAATGTCCAACTGGTATAGTAGGGGGTGGACCCAGTTTACGTGGCACGGCTCGTGCTGTCATGGGTGGTATAAAGGCCGCGTGTGCATCAGGTAACCCTAAGTGTGATACAATGGCTAAGATCAATAAGATGAGACACCTCACAAATGCGAATAAGAAAGGATTTAAGAATAGACTCAATGGAGGTGAAAATCACAAAAAGGTTTTAACTGCGGCAGGGGCAATACGTCTCATTAGATAAGGTCTAATGAGACTCATGTATTTTTGAAAGTCTCATTAAGGGTGTTTATTAATTAATTATTTTTTTATTAAGCAAATGACTTGGTGGTTCCCTCTTCCTTTCGCTTCTCGCGACACGCATCATTCTTTTCCTTCTTAGCCTCAGACTTCTTGGGGTTCGCCTTCGCCTTGTTATCCTGCTTGATTTTCTTCTTCTCAGAATCAGTGAGCTTGTCTTTCGTAGTCTTGTCAATCGCCATATACTTGTATATCATTTTAAATCTATAAGTCTTATTTAAAGCTTAATACCATGTTCTAAATAGTATGGAGATTAACGTCACACGTGTAAATAATGGTATCTATGATGTATGTGTCATATCAAACGATGAATATATAGGTCCCGCAATTGCTCGAGGGCACGAGTGGGATTCGTGGATGCGTCGAGATGTGCGCCTATGGCATAAACATGGTACAGACATACTTGATATAGGCGCGAATATCGGGTATAATACATTGATATTTTCAGATTATGGTCCGGTGATTTCATTCGAACCCGTGTTTTATGAAATTATAAATCAAAATGTAAACAATAATGCACTCAGGTACCCTGTCGAGGTTGTTCCATGTGCCTTATCAGACGAAAAAACTGTATCTAAAATACATATTCCTTCACATGCGTGTACAGAATCAAGTACATTGATCAATTATGGTGGAACGAGTTTTCATCATACAGACGATTGGAAAGGGGAGGGTATTGATGTACATTGTGATCGCCTCGATGATATTTATACCGGTACACCATCTTTCGTAAAGATTGATGTTGAAGGTCATGAACTACATGCGCTAAAGGGTGCACAAGAAACCCTCAAGAAACATAAACCCACTGTACTCATCGAGATTCACAATTTCTCCGAAGATAATGAAGTACATAAGTTTATGAAATCATTGGGGTATGGTGAACCAGAAAAAAGACCTGAAGTTATGTTTATGTATACACACTTTTAGTGTCTAGTACACTTTTATATCGAGCAAAAGACATTTTATCCATCATGTAATATATCTGATACGCCTCGACAATACTCTCTCGTCTATATTCCTCTGGCATACATTCAGGTATACCTTCCCGTGAATAATATGCCGTCTCACTCTTACGCTCCTCGAACTGTGATGGGTGATTATGATACAACCATTCAAGATGTCTCGCACATGTATGTATTTTGCCATATCTACGCGTATACTCGAGGGTCAATGCGATCCCGATCTTACACGCGTACATATAGTTTTCTAAACTGGATCCAATCCACATGGTCATAGGGTGCTTTTTGTGTGCCGGACGATATCCCCGTCTTGTTCCATCTTTTATAAATGGGGCACATACGTGAATAATCTCTTCTTCACCTGAAAAATACCAAGCAGTATATAACATCTGACATATCTCAAGTTGAATCTTAACCACATGTTGGTCACATGACATATTAGCAATTTCAATGGGAATCAACGAAAGAAAGAAAATGTTCATTCTTGTAATCCTCGGTATTGTATACACGAACTTCTACGTTGCCAAAGTATACAGAGTCGTCGGTGAGTTTCCAGATTTTTTCACTCTTTTGTTGGTTTGCGTGATAGGTCGCTTCTTTTAGGGTGTTAAAGAAGCCACGATCGAGTATAAGGTTACAGAGAATAACGTTAGTGATAAACATAATAGTGTGGTTTATAACAAAAATGATAACTACTTAGGTTCTTATTCTCCATCCGATAAGAAATCATCTTCGACGGCTTCATCGTCGTCAGCGTCGGGTTCAATATCCATCTCTCCATCTACAATTTCTTCATCTTCTTCATCCTCTTCGGGTTCATGTAATTCAATATCGACTTCATCTTCCTTTTCCTTTTCCTTTTCCTTTTCCTTTTCCTTCTCCTTCTCTTCTCTCTTCTTTTCCTTCTCTTCTTCTTTCTTTTTTTCTTTTTTCAATCTTTTAACATGATCTTTATCAAAAATATTAATAAATACTTTGTCTATACGTTGTGCCAAACGTTTTTGTTTTTCATTGTTTTTTTTTATATTTTCCATAAAGTTTTGACTAAAGCCATGTGCTTTATAAGCTTGTAATACTGCCTTGAATGGTGGTTTAATCGCTCGTCGATAATATGCATTATGTAAATCCCATATACTCGCATTGAGTTTTACACGTACGATACCATTTTTTAAAATACGGAGTCTCATATATACTCGATCGGGTACATCTAATTCGACTTCTGGCGTTTTTTCAGGTATTGGTTGATATTCATACACAGGTAATTTTGGATCGACATATGGTATACCCATTTGTTTATTATTTGTTTTCAGAAGTTTTAGATAATCGTCATATTTATACACAGGTCTCTTTGGGTAAGTGACATGATCAGCATATGTAGATCTACAGATACTATATAAGAAACTCCCTTCTGCAGGCTCACCCGCTTTTTGAAGTGGTGGACATTTAAGAGACCTCGAGGGGGGTTTCTGCTCCATTATGGAATTTTGTGACATCGTCTCCTAACTTAGGTTTCATAAAATATTCAAGTTCACAACGAATCACACGTTCTGCCTGATGATTGACATGTGTGTGATACGGTCCCCATAGCTCTATAACTTTACGTTTCTTATCATACCACATATAATCGAGTTCTAACCGATGGGTTAACCAGTAGAACTTTTTACCTGTCTTACCAATAAACGTAAAAAGACGCTCCTCATCATATTCTGATACGTCCATTTGGGAGTAATGGGAGTTTGGGGGGCTGTAGGGTGCCATCGTTTTTCTTAGCTAATGAACGCTCCTTTTGTTTAAGCATATTTCTTACATGTTTTTGTGAATATGTTTGTCTACAACTTTTCTTATCATTTTTAGTCACGCGTTTGTTTGGTTCTTTATACTCCATAATGATATATATTACAAAAGGATTTATTATACTTAGGCTTCATTTTCATCCTCATCCTCACAATCATTTTCGTCAATGAGACTCACATCACTTTCACTTTCGTCACTGTCGATATCAGAAGCCGTGTAATCTAAATCTTCACTATCGTCCACCAGTTCATATCCATTAGTAACCCTTGTATATAAATGCGTATTTTCTAGATCATCCGTGTCATAAAATCCTGAAATAGCTTCTTTAGTGATTACTTCAACTGTATTCACAAAATCATATAAATGATGTTTATTCTTTTCTAAAAACTGCACTGAGTATGTGATATCAGAATCGTTAACTATTCGGGCGATTTGTGTAGTTCCATCATCGCAGTGAACATCTACGATCATATCTAGATTGAATGAAATTTAAATCTTTAATAATATTAATGGATACTCTTAAAGAGAGAGGTATACAGTATATATCGGGTCGTGTGATCGGACAAAATGATGCTGTAATGTTCGATATAGATGATACCTTGATATATACAGATGGTACTCCAATCAAACCTATGATTGAACTCCTATATATAGCTAGACATTTGGGATATAAAATTATAATTATTACAGCGAGACCTGGAATTAAAACAGTTATCGATTGGACTATAAATCAACTTGGTAAATATAACATTCCTAGTGACTATTTAGGATTTACTAGTGCGAGTACTAAAACACTCATGAAGAATCGATTGCCATATAAATTTATATTATCAGTAGGTGATCTGGAAACAGATTTGACCGATTCTACACATAAACTTAACACTTCCAATTTTTTCCACAGTTGAGACAGCTTACAAAGACTGTCATAGGTTCATCAGCTGATCGCGTTTGCATTTGATAATATGATGTCTTCATAGATCTACATTTTCCACATTTAAACAATCCATCTTGATTTTGAATCTCCTTAATGATGGCTTGTTTTCTTATATCTATGTGAACCTTCTTTTCTACCTGTTTGGCCGATGGACCATCGAACCATAATTGTTCTGGTCTCATCTCAATAACATCATACGTCTTCAATTTCTTTTCCAGTATATTCTTTTTTAGTTCTGGAGATTTACGAATATTATATTGAATCTGTAAAAATTTATGTTTATAAATGTTTACAAATTTATAATTCTCCCATGCGGCATCATTACATCGACTAATTGAATGATTCAATATATTTTTTTCCATATTTATACATATAACATCATCTTTCGGTATTCCCAATAGATCAGATAGACGACTGACGACAAAATCACGAGTAGGATTTTCCATATTCTTGTATAATACTCTATGTACCCTTTTAATACAATTTTAGTGAGAAATGTAAATTTATCAGTGAAATCGTGTTTACTTAGGGTTTGGGAAGACCTTTATAAGGATCATTACGCTTGCAATCCCCCATATTTTCAGGAGAGCAGGTATCGAAAAAAGCTCCCACGCGGCGAGCGGGGTTAGTGTCCACTAATCCATACTTATAATCAGCTTGTTGCGCTCGGTACTTCTCACTGAACACAAAGCGGGGGTCATTTCCTGGTATAGAACCCTGACAGCTGATGAAATACACGATCAAAAGCAAGGCGATTGCGAGAAGAAACATTGTTCTACGCTCCATTATTAATATATCTTTTATCAATATTTTTTTATATAATGAGAGTAAGATGACGAAAGCCGTTCTTATACATGAAACACTAAACCACATAGAAGAAATCGACATTGATATTGAACCATCGAAAAATGAAATTTTTAAAATACTTTTGGGGAGAGCTACATTTATTGGTCAATGGCCTGAAATAGATGTTGTCATCATGAAACCTGAACATGGTCTCATAGAAAACGAGAATGTATTACCATACCCATTTCATGGGGATGACGTGAAAGGTAAAGTCTTACTCATGCGCATGGATGAAAATTCAGAACCACAAGATTTTACATTACGTGAATATACATTACTTCACCCCCGGGACGAAGGCATCCTCATTTAGGACAGCATTCGCATACTTCATACACAATTGGAAATGTATATACGCCCAATCTGTAGGGAGCTCAACTGTAGGTCTTCCTGGTAAAGGGTTGTCATGAACGTAACTCATAAGATCAATCTTAGCACCATTCATCGACTGACCAGTTTTATTACCAACCACCTTGAGCCATATCACATGTTCCTCATTTTTACAATCAAATCGGGTGACAAAATGTGCCATATATATTAGATAGGTTTCTTTTCTATAAGTAGACGCGCACTTGGATCAGTTACTGTAGTCCATTTAGGTCTCCATATTTCAGATACAAGGTGATCATTATGTTTCCCATATAATTTCCAGAAGATGTTTCTATACAGAGCTTCTTCTTTTGTAATTGGTGTATTGTGACCTTGTGATTTTACTCGCGTTTCCTTGAATAACATATTATCGATGTTATCTTCTGCATATTTTTTTACTTCGTCTACCCAATTCGTCCCGACTGCGTCACTCATTCCATCCTTTTGTCGCCACAATACTTCATGTGGGAGATACCCTTCGAATGCTTCACGTAGTATATTCTTTTCAATACTCGCGACTTTGTCATTTTGATTCATAGTCATACATAGTTCAATAAAATTCTTGTCAAGAAATGGTACAATCAAATCGAGACCATGCGCACCCGCACATCTATCCGCGCGTAACCCATCAAACTGGTGAATCAAACGAAGACGACGCATGTTTTCACATGCAAATTCATCCACATTTGGTGCGTTATGGAAATAGAGATACCCCCCTAGAATTTCATCACTTCCTTCACCCGAGAAGATGTATCTACAATTTGTCTTCTGTTTGATATACTTACATAACAGCCACATGGGTGTACTCGCACGCACAGTTGTCGTGTCGTACGATTCGAGGGAATGGATCACATCGGTGAGATGTGAAATCCCTTCTTGTGGTGTAAACTTCACCTCTGTATGGTCCGTGTCAAGATACTTCGCAACTTTCCGAGCCGCTATGAGATCCGGACTTCCCTCGAGACCGATCGAGAAGGTCTTAATCTTTCCAATTTTCCGAGACGCGATAGATGCGATAAGACTACTGTCAAGACCACCAGATAATAAGAACCCGATGTCGCGTTCAGTGTTAGCCAATCGAAGATGAACGGCATCCTCAAAGCTTTGACGAATTTCATTGATCATTTTATTATTCACATGTTTGTTAACCCTCCAATACCCAGTGTGGTAGCATACGAAGTCGTTGATGTAGGAATCATATATATGCCCAGGTGGGAAAATGTGAATAGTTGAACCTAATGATACCAATGCCTTGACTTCACTTGCGAATGCGATCGAGTTCTCATCATATCGTGTGTAAAACATGGGTCTTACACCAACGGGATCACGTGCTGCCATGATACGCTTACCATCCGAATATATAAATGAAAAGTCACCGTTAATCATATCAACGGTCTTCGTGATACCATATGATTGAATCATATTGATGAGTACTTCACAGTCACTTGTACTCTTTTCATGCCCTAACCGGAAATTTTTATGATTATAGATCTCTCCATTACATACGAGCATAGCCTTATTTTCAGTGAATGGCTGCATACCGGCATCAGTGAGATCATTTATGGCGAGACGGTAAAAGTCCATTCGACATTTTCCAATTTTAGATGTTCTATAGTCATCAGGTCCTCTATGAGAAAGGAGATATGAACCCACTTCCACTTCTTCACCAAAAAGTGCAATAATACCACACATGTTATTCAATTATGTTACTTTGTTTTTAAGCTAAAATCCATCCATTTACCAAAATCATCAGGATCTGCTATACCGTCCATCTCTTGCCCAGAGAGAGATATAGTTTCAGTTTCATCACCAGTTAATACTTCGAACTTTAAAATACAATAAAATGATACATTTGTTCTAGATGCTATTATATCAATAGTGTTTAAATCAAAAGAATCAATTTCTAATGATCGTTTTATCATTTTAGGTGATCCATATGGAAATATAGCACTATCTTCTTTTTCTAATTTTCGATTGGCTGATGACATATCGAGAGATGGCCAAATACGATTTTTAGCTCTAAATTCGGAGATATAATCTATACAGTTATTTGTCATATCTTTATCAGAAAAACATACGAAACGTGGTTTAGATTTAGGATCCACGAGACTTAGATATGTACCATTATGATTTAACTTTATGAAATGAAAGTCCATATAACTTAGATAAGGAAAAAAACTTTAAATAGTATATATGAACTTCCCAAAGACTGCTGGTCAATGTAAATACGTCTTAGCACTTAGGTCTAATAAACCTATCATAATTGGCACAGGGCCAGCTGGGTCAGGTAAAACGATACTCGCATGTCAAATAGCGAATGAATATATTTCTAAAAATCCCAGGGCCAGAGTTATACTCACGAGACCTATAGTTACAGCGGATGAAGATATGGGGTATCTACCAGGTGATATGGATCAAAAAATGGAACCGTGGACAAGACCAATGTATGATATTTTCGAACAGTCTCTAACACATAATCAAATGGATAGATGTATATGTGTCGAACCCCTTGGATATATGAGAGGTAGAACATTTCATCAAACAGTCATTATAGCCGATGAAATGCAGAATTCAACACCAAATCAAATGAAAATGCTTCTTACACGTATAGGTGAAGACACTAAGCTCATCGTCACTGGAGACCTTGAGCAATCAGATTTAGGTGAATTAAATGGATTAGAAGATTTGGTATACAAGATGCAGTGTATAGACATGGAGTATATCAAACATGTTGAAATGGATGATAGAGATATTGTTCGTCACCCGGCTGTTATTGAAGTCCTTCAGGTGTTACACAGTTAATCTGTTGTACGTCATTGTCAAGTATTTGTAAAGTACATTCCATTCTTGACAATTTCACACCTATTGGTTTTTTTTCGAAATCATATTTATTACAAAAGAGTATATTTTGATACTATTTTTTTTACATCAAAGAATCGTATAGATTATCATCTTCACGGATTTTAAGTTTACCATCGGTCCATCGATGATCATCTTTATCAACACTTTTTACATGTAGTATAGCCATCTGTGGATGTGGTGAAATCGATATAAATTTATCATAACCCGTTATAGATTCATGTAAACTCTTATCATATTTGATTTCTGAAGGTTTATTTTTATAAACTCGATCTATATAATCTGGCCAATTAACCCAATCAAAATCATTAACTGTAAAGCCATGATCTTCGTACCATGTATCAGTTGCACCTAAACATATGTTTATTCTAGGAACCTTTATTAAATCTATATTTGTTTCATCTATAATACCCTTGATACCTTTGATCAATTTTTCCTTTGGCATTTCATCTGGATCTATTATGAATATATAATCACCGGAACATTGACTAGTATGAAAATTTCTATGTGCACTGAAATCACCATCAAAAGATCTTTCACATGTAACTATATCATTTTTGAAATTATCTAATACTCGTAAAACCTGTGGTGTCACATGTTTTGTATCTACTAGAACATTAATTTCATCCTCCTCATCTTTGACCCGTTTTAAAAAGGAAATAAGTGAATATAAATCTTTAGATTCATTGCACACCGTAATAGCGTAAGATAACTTCATTATTATTATTAAAGAATATAATACCTTTAAGTTCAATATGATACCGAAAGTAATACACAAAGTCCTCATAGTTGATGACGGAAAACTCCCAACATTACCCGATGGTATGAAAAAGGCACTAGAAACATGGTACCGTATGAATCCCGGATACAAGATCAAAATGTATTCAGGTGATGATTGTGTCGCGTATATAAAAGAACATTTTGATGAAAAGGTTCTCAAAGCGTATGAGTCACTCAAACCGTACTCTTATAAATGTGACTTAATGCGACATTTAATACTTTATAACGAAGGTGGATGGTACTCGGATATTCGACAGGTATGTATGGAATCTATTGATACTTTAGCCAATGTAGGTAAAGAATATTACACGAGTGTTGATTGTCCTCCAAATCAAATATGTATGTACACTGCATTTATAGGTTCTATCCCAAAACATACCATATCGAATAAAATGATCGACCTCATTTTATGGAACACCAAACAACGACATTATGGTGTTGATTGTTTGTATCCAACAGGTCCTGGTGCGTACATGAACGCCGCGATTGATTATGTTCGAGCATACCCGGAAAAGTGTATGATCGGACAACATAGTGCCGATGAACATATTGTGTTTGCAAAACAGAGGTTCATCAAATGTAAATATAATAATGCGAGAGGTGCAGATAACACCGATATGAAAGGAACAAATGACTATGGAGATATGTGGAGAAATAATACTGTATATTTAATCTAAAACATATAAACTTCCATCTTTTGGAACGATCGTTTGTAATTGTGATTTAAATATAACGAGTAATCCTCTCCAACATTCCTCATCTTTAGTAGAGCATTTATCAAAGTGCATATGAGACAATCCATATTGCTTACACTTAATCAAAATTTGTTCCAAATTAGGAAATCTAAAAGCACCCTTTGGGCAATGACTCTCAATTGAAACGTCGTGGTAAATCAATATACCACCTGGTTTTAGTATAGAACTATAGACATGCTCAAACCATTTTTGTGTGTTCCAGTGATCTGCATCCGAAAATATAAAATCGTATGCCGTCTTATTTTTCTCGAAAACAAATGAAAGTTCGTCACTTTCTACTAATTGTACTTTGTCTTGAAAATTTTTAATATGTTCAGGTTTTTCACCTTTCCAATCAACCCAATTGTCAACTAATGTGAGTTTTTTTAGATTTTCATTTTTTTCTAAGGCTCTTGATAGATAAGCGGTTGTTCTACCACTACCAACTCCTATCTCGAGTACATTTTCTGGTTTATGAGTCCGCACGAGACCGTAAACTAAGTCTAGATGACATTCGTCAATTGCTACAGCCTTAAACGGGTTGTCATCCGATAGAACATGTTCAAATGAACCGCTCATCTATTATGATATGAATACACTCCTTTAATCAATATTAAAGTTGAATAAGTTATATAAATCAATGATAACCGAACCAGATTGGAAAGGTAAAACATCTAATCCCAGTGGTCAGGTTATCATTGGTGATAATACAGAAATAAAAGAGTATGTGATCATAAATAAACCAACTGAATCATGTACACGAATAGGTAATAATTGTTACATTATGAGTCAGGTATTCATAGGACACGATTGTTCTATAGGAAATAATGTACAATTAAATCCCGGGTGTAGTATAGCTGGATTTGTAACTATAGGTGATAATACTCATATAGGTATGAATGCATCGATACATCAACATTCTAAGATAGGTCGATACTGTATGATAGGTGCGAATAGCTTTTTTAAAGGTGAATCACCGGATGGTATTGTGTGGGGTGGAGTTCCATCAATTCCTATAAAAGTCAATACAATTGGTATCGAAAGATCTTCAATGTCAGATATTAATAAAAAATTACTTATTGAAGTCTGTGAACAGTTTATTTACAGTTTCAAGAGTTCTCGCAATATCTAATGGATACCCTAACGCATTTTTAGAAAAGAATAGTTCAATATTAGATACGATAGCATCTTTCGGATTAAGTGTACCTACATTTTCGATGTAATATTGATCTTCTGAAAACCATCTATACACTTCGTTACCACAATATACACCAATATTACGTGTTTTTATAATAGAAGAATTACTAACTTCTATATTAAATGTAATACCATTTTTACTATACCCATTTATCAATACCGATGTATGATTGGCATAAGTTACATTTATCTTTTGTAAAACATCTTTCGATTTAATTAAGAATTGTGTTAAGATTGAGATGGGATGAACAGCTAAATCGGTTACTATGTTTACATCTTTAGGAATCATAGATCCATCATTCAACCATTTCATTTCAATATGTTTGATGTCAGTTAAATCCCCCATCTTTTTTATAGCCTCATGTTGAAGCCATGTAAAATCACAATACAAGAAAACATCATCTGGTTTCTTAGAAAATATATCCAATGTATCATCTAGTGTGTTACATATAGGTTTCTCAACCCATATATTTTTTACACCTTTTTCGAATAGTTCTAAAAGAATTGTATGATGTGTACTTGCGGGTGTTGTAACAAACCAATACCCATCTACATTTTTTACATCAGATACATTTTTAAATTCTGCGTCTGCATTGAATGGATCTACAGTAATAATTTCTTCGATTGGAAATGTAGTATTCAATTTATGATTGATAATTTTACCAAAGTAACCTAAACCTACTATTACACACTTCATTATTAAAGAGTATAAACAATTTATCTTTAATAATGAAAGTACCCTTCAATGATTTGAAAAGAATACATGATCCACTACGAAAAACATTTCATAAAGATCTTGATACGATTATAGATTCATCCTCATTTGTGGGTGATACGAAATTCGCTGATGAATTTAGAACGTATACTGGTTCCAAACACTGTATTACATGTAATAGTGGTACAGATGCATTATATTTGGCGATCAAGGCGCTTGAACTCAAACCCAATTCCAAAATTATAGTTCCGGCTGTATCCTATGAGGCTACTTCTATGGCAGTTAAAAACGCCGGGCATATACCATTTTTTATTGATGTACACCCAGATACTGCGTTGATAAATTCACGTGAGATATGGAAACATATAACATTGGACCCAGATATTAAATGTATAATCGTTGTACATTTGTATGGACAATATGTAGATATGGAACAATTGTTGAAATTTAATTTCAATTTACCTATTATCGAAGACTGTGCACAAGCCCATGGTTTGAGGTCCAATGATAGACACGTGGGTACGATGGGGACTATTGGGTGTTTTTCATTTTATCCGGGTAAAAATCTTGGGGCTTTAGGTGATGCTGGTGCGTGTATTACTGATAACACACAACTAGCTACTAAGATGAAACAATACGCAAGTTTAGGGGCCTCCTTATATAATAGATATGAGCATAACACAGATGGTATAAATAGTCGTATGGATGGGATTCAGGGTATGTTTCTATCAGCAAAGTTGAAACAATTAAACGAATGGACGGAGGATAGAAGAGAAATCGCGCATTTGTATAAGGGAGGTATGTTGGGTCCCACAATACCATATGAAAGGTGGCGGAGAAGTAAGAAAGATGTATTCCATGTATTTTACATTCTCGTAGATAATAGAGATGATTATATTACTTTCATGAATGATAAAGGTATACAAACCGGTATCCACTACCCAATTTCATTACCGGAACTGAAATGTAACGAAAAGTATTACAGGTATTGTCCAAATGCCAAAGAATTTTGTTCGAAATGTGTAAGTTTACCAATGTTTCCGTATATGACCGAGGATGAGATAGACAGTGTGATAATCAATCACAATAGATATATTCGGTAATATAATTTCAAAAGAATAAGTATGAAACCAATCGTTGCGAATATTTATATTCTCTTCATGTTCTTGGCCTACGTGATGCGTAGAGCAGGGACATTTTCAATGGAAGACAAGGTTAAATTAATTGAATATTTGGGTTACATGGCACTCAATCCCAATAGAGTGGTAAATCCGAGCATAGCTAATCTACCATTCTTAAGTTCAGCATATGGTGTAAAGGATCCAAGTTCCTTAATACTGAAATCCTCAGCAGTGATGACAGATGCCCAAGCCAGTGTAGTAACAACTCCCGACGCTGCGATAGCGTACACAGGATCCTCAATCTGCTGAATGATATTTTCACCTGTCATCACCCAATTGAGAGAACCCCAGAGGAAACCCTGCATAGCAGCACGACCATTGAGAACCTCCGCGAAACGGTATTCTGGGGTTACTGGTTCTTTCTCTTCGTATTCGATTATAATATTAGAAACGGGTTCATCGGATGACCGGATCTTTGTGGAATATTGTGTACGGTGCTTATTGTTCAATTTAGTTTGACGACGAATGTGACAAGTTGGCTTGAATTGGGCACAAATGGAAGTACTCATTACTGAATACAGGAAGACTGAAATCTTTAAGATGATTTTTCTTTTATCGTTATATTTCTCAATATATGTAACTGTAAAATTATACTAATTAGAGTATATATTGTAAAATGACTGAAACCATATTCATTGGTGTAGTATATGAACCATGATACGGTAATGAAGAGACCGAAAATGATAGATTTTTTTAACTTTACATCAACATTTCCAGAATTTTCAAGATCCATATACATCTTCACTAATCCTGTTGACAGGGCAGTTGTTGCGATGATATCATTGAATTTCATTTCTATACTTATAGTATATAAATATTAAAATGGACGTTATACTCCAAAAATTCGCTGGTAAAATTGACGCAAAAAGTCTGATTATGGCTGTAGAGGAAATCAAGGTTGAATATCTTGATGATGGATTTACTAAAGAAGATGTCCCCCCCATTTTGGGTCGACTCATGATGGAGACAAACAAATTTAAGAAACTTCCTGGCCCCCAGAAGAAGAAACTTGTTATCGGTGTCCTGAATCACCTCATAGAACAAATCGATAAGGGTGAAGAAGATTCCGAATTTGAAATAATTCTTAAATCTCTTATCCCACCTATGGTTGATTCTTTCGCGGTAATGCTTAAGGCTCAAAAGGGTCTTAAAAAATGTTTACCATGTCTTTACTAATTAACTAATATAAGGGTTATGGCCCAATATGAAATAGAATGAGATTTCCATCGTTGGAAACAATGATAACGTATGGAATATACACAGTCAAAGAACTTGAGCGTTTTGCCAAGGGTCTTGTTCCTAAAAAGAATATTGTATGCCTAAGTGAATGTAAAGACTGTAATTTTGTATACACTGGTCGAATGTGTATGAATTGTCAATTATGAAATATTGTACAGTGACAAGTTCTATGTCAAGGGGTCCGGAAGTTATTAGCAATAATCATATGTGCGCCGAGAGACAACTCATTCGTAGACTTTACAGAGAGTGTATAAAAAAAGGATATAAACCACATCAATTTAGTGACTGGTTACATAGAAAATATGGTCACTTAATTGTCTTTAGACAAACTATACATGGAGACGCTATATCACTACCGTGTGTGTTATGTAGAAAAATGATAGAGCGGTATCACATCTGTTGGACCGCACACGATGGAGTTCAATGGGTTCATAGTAAAAAAACGATTCATTTACCACCTTCTATACCAACAGCTAAACAGAAACGTACGTTAGGATTTGGTAGTGATAATGAGTCCTAACGCTGATTCCAAATTGTTGTAATCTCGTTTTAGTGGTTTATTCCGTTTAAGTTTTAATGCACTATTATTAGAAGAAGCATTCTTTATTTCATCCATCTTTTTGGTGTTTGACACAAAGGGTATAACGTTATTCACAACCGGTTTCGTATCAATCTCCTCAGGTTTCGTATCGTCAATTGTTTGATTCTTTCTGAATTGTTCTATAGTCATGTCACCCCCAAACTCTTCTAACATAAAACGATATGGAGCTGGTTTAATACTTCCAATCTGTCTATATATTTTTTTACGCATCATAATAATGTTCCCACATATAATACCACCACGACTTATACCATATTTATCTATTGCGTAAGATTTCATACAACTCCACGAACAGAAGTTTCCACACACAGAAAATTTATTTCGTCTATCATCATATTTATATGGCATACTTAAAGCTGCGCCCGGGAATGAATGGCAACACCACCAACACCACATATCAATAAAAAAATTTACCTCTTTAACCTGGTAACTTAAAGAGATACCAATCAAAATAAGTAATGATTCTGAGTATCGATGTTGGTATACGAAATTTGGCAATGTGTTTAATTGATGATAAGAGTAACATTGTACAAGAATGGGATGTTTCAGGTGTTCCACCCGAACATAAAGATGGTCTTTATATATCACTCCGAGACCATTTAGATGCCCGACCTTGGGTACTTACAGCAAATACAATCCTTATTGAGAAACAACCTGATCGAAATAAAAAAATGATATCAGTTATGCATTTTTTACATTCCTACTTTATTATTAGATGTCCTAAAGCAGAAACAATTCTATATGATGCTAGACATAAAATTCCAGATGTAGCGGGTCCAGGTAAAGCTCAATACAATAAACGTAAAAAGGTGGCCATTGAACGATGTGAAGCATTTATTCGTGATGGACCTACGAACGCGCATTGGCTCGAAACTTTTCAAAAATCTAAAAAGAAAGATGATCTAGCCGACACTGTTATGCAGGCACTCAGTTTTATCAACCGTAAAGAAATTGTACCAGCTTCAAAAAAGAAGAAATCGACAAAACTAATCGCTCGAAAACCAAATGAGAATCAAAAGATGACAAAATATTCTAAATGTAATTTAGCATGGATTTATTTAAATAAAGTTGAATGTGAAGTTCTTGAAAATAATAAAAGATTTATGAAAGATTTAAAAAGATATTACAAAGACATTAATGAAATGATTAAAGATTTGAAGTGATAGATATACAAATGAGTCTCACTATTAGAATGTGCGCTGTCAACAAACCCAATCTGGATAGGATCATCAAGAGTAACAAGCGTCTCAAAACCGCCTTTCATTCCCAGAAGTATCAAAGAATGAACCATCGTATAGCCCTTGATGAACTCGATACATTTATAGAACTTGTTGACAATGCCATGGATGCTATGAACGATGTTGAAATTGTTAGTAAAGACGCACAAGACCAGTTATATAAGTTATACGATTTTTGTGGAGAGGTTCCAATTGATGATAGTTGTGATTATTAAAGATTTGAATAGATAATTATCCATAATGAAGAAAGTATTAGATCATGGATTTGTAGAACTCGTCGACCACATGCCCCAACAAAACCTAGATAAGGCTATTGTTGATGGTGCTCGGGTAAGTTATCAAACAGGTACTAAAACGACACGTGGAGACAGAGGTCTTATCCGATACCTTGTTCGGAACTGGCATACTTCACCACTCGAACTCGTGGTATTCAAATTTCGTATAAAAGCACCCCTGTATATCGCTCGTCAATGGTTGAGACATAGAACCGCATCCGTGAATGAAATGTCTGCCAGGTATTCCATTGTTGATGAAGAGTATTATGAACCAGAAGTATTGCGTAAGCAATCTGAAATCAATCACCAAGGATCGGAAGGTGTAGTGGAAGTTGACGACCAACTCGCAAAAGTCATATCCACACAATATAAGAATGCCTTCAAATTGTATCAACATCTTTTAGATACAGGTGTATGTAGGGAACAGGCTCGTGGTGTACTACCTCAATCTACTTATACCTCATTTGTGTGGAAGATGGATCTTCACAATCTCATGCATTTCTTACAGTTGAGAATGGATCATCATGCTCAAAAAGAAATTCGAGACTATGCCACTGCTATATATGAACTCATCCAACCCTTAGTACCACACTCTATGGAGGCATTCATGGATTTCCGTGTAAACGCCATACAACTGACAGGACCCGAAATTGAAGCTATAAATACTGGTAAGGAAATTGAATCACCTGGTGAGCGGAGAGAGTTTGAAGAAAAATTAAAACGACTAAAAATTAAATGTTAATACATTTACAATACATACCTATATATAATACTCTGTAAAAAAAAGTATTATATACAAGTAGAATGAAGGTTCATATCGTAGGAGCTGGACCAACGGGTCTATCACTTGCGTGGGAACTTTTACGCACAGGTGATCATGAAGTTACTATTTATGACAAAAAAACATCAGCCGGTGGATCTTGGTGGGAACCTGAGATAGGGACTCGGGATCTCCACGCACATCGAATTTTATTTGATAATGCATTTGTTAATTTTCAATCACTCCTCGGTGAAATGGGTATAGAGTGGCATGATATGTTCACACAAGTTAACAAAATGGATTACATGAAGTTTATGTTAGAGAATTTGAGTCCAGTTGATTACATGACATTCATATTCTTAGCCACGAAAGTGTATACAGAACCTGAAACGTATAAACGTGTTTCATTAAAAGATGCTATCGGTGTATTAAGTAAAAATGGTCAGAAATATGTAGAACATCTTCCACTTGTCATGGATGGTGTCACATGGGATGTGATGTCAGCTTATGAATTTGTAAAAAGTTTTGATCATATAGGATTATCTAGAATTTATACACAGAAAGTTTCCGGAAAGGTTATGAGTGATGCGATGGAAAAAGCAGTTATGGATGCCGGGGCAAATTTTATTTTCGGTGTAGAATTATTGGATGTCAAATACGGTAAGAATGATTTTATGGCTACACTTTCAAATGAACTTGTGATCAAAGATGGATTACTTGTATTATGTATTGACAATAGTCCAGCTCTAAAATTAATTGGAGATAATTGGGGACCAGATGCAGATAAAAAACTTCGCGCGAGTACGTATGGTGCCATTAACGTTATACTCGATTACGATACACCAATCACTATCAAAACAGACCTTGAAATATCAATGACTACTAAATGGAATTTACAACCTAAAGTCCTTTCCGATAACAAAACACTTTCATGTGTGATATGTGACCTTAGTGAAGAAGTTTTGGCATCCGATCCAGAAACACTCAAACGTGAAGTCATTAAGCAATTAAAAGTTCCCGAACCAGTAAAGGCACGAATAGGTTGGGGGTCTGAATGGAAAGATAATAAATGGGAATTTTCACAATCTTCGGGTGTTTTGAGTCTTCATGGACAACTCCCATTTTTTGGGAAGTGTACAAAGGTTGCGATGTGTGGTATGATGTCCCCAAGAGACACACCCTATTCAAGTATAGAATCGGCAACCGAAGTTTCTAGATCTCTGAGTAATATATGTTTTGGGACAAGGAAACCTATGAAACCTGTAATGGTCTCACAAGTTTTATTATTTTTATTAGTAATACTTATAGTTTTAACATTAGTTTACCATATATGAAACTAACTGCCAAAGTACATGAACCATTTTATGAACATAATTCCAAAAAATATATACGAATCGTTATACCCGAGAAAGTTTCAAGTATTATTGAACGTATGCACGCACAAAGACTACATCTTCTCATACATAACAACATCGATGACCCACTTGATGGTCACGTTCTAACAGTTAAAGTTCCATTCAGATATAGGAGAGTTATGTGTAACGTCAAGGGGCGTCCAGTTCAGTCTCTTATAAAGGGGGATGAAATTGAAGTCATTATAGATTTCAAAGGTATTTGGAATGTTGGTAATTATTCAGGCTTCTCTTGGACACTCTCAAGCTCCTCGATAGGTTCGGATGAAGCCTGACCGGCTTCGGCATTAGGGTCATTTGGGAGATCAATGGTTGTAAGACCACCTTTCTTAAACCCCTCAAAGGTACTGAGCATACCTTGGAGTCTAAATACTTCTTGGGTCATTTGTTCAATGTTACTCTGGATCTTCTTAATATTTTCTCCAATATCGACGGTAGGCATCTTATACTCATTTAAAGTTATTCCCCTTTAAATAAGTAATTAATGACAACACTTACCCGAACCGGGTATCTTGTCCACGTGGGTCCAATTCAAGAAATTAAAAAAGAACTTACGGTAAGACCTATTGTCAATGGGGACTACGGGTTTCCTCCACCGCCTTTCAAAGTATTTCGACCAACTAAAAATGGGGTCTGTGTCCCCAGATTCTACGGAACTTCTAAACTTGGGGAACCGAAAGAGGATAAACGTCCAGAACCCGTCCGAATTAAAACCAAATTCGCAGGACAACTCAGAGACGCTACTCATCAAAATGAAGCATTATCAGCCGCAATTAAAGCGGGTCACGGCGTCCTGTCTCTACCATGTGGCTATGGCAAGACAACGGTATCCTTGGCCATAGCATGTAAATTAGGGTATAGGACAATGATCGTCGTTCATAAACAGTTTTTAGCGGATCAATGGCGGGAGCGTATTCAACAATTCTGCCCGGGTGCTACAATTGGTGTCGTACAACAGGATAAAAAAGAAGTCGATTGCGACTTTGTTATTGCTATGCTTCAATCTCTATCACTCAAAGAATACTCTTTTACAGATTTCGAAAGTATTGGAACTTTGATTGTTGATGAAGCCCATCACATCTGTGCTAAAGTATTCAGTCAGAGCCTGTTCAAATTATGCCCTAAACATATTTACGGGTTGTCGGCAACACCTGAGAGGAAAGATGGACTCACTAAAGTACTTCATTGGTTCATGGGCCCCACATTCTTCGCAGTTGAAAGGAAAAATCAGGAACAGGTTGAAGTGTTTCCGATTGTTTTTGATTCCCCAAATTATAAGAATCCACCACCGTCTATGAGAAATGGAAAGATATCGATGCCCAATATGATCACAGAACTTGTTGAAGATCGTCAAAGAAATAGAATGTTAGTAGAGTTGGTGAAAAAAGCATCTGCGGGTACTAGACAACTTTTAGTTCTCAGTGATCGAAGACAACACTGTGAGTTTCTTCATCAATGCTTTCCTAAAACATCGGGACTATACATGGGTGGTATGAAAGAGGCAGCACTTCAAGAATCATCAAAGAAGAAGATCATATTTGCGACATTCAGTCAAGCCCATGAGGGTCTAGACATTCCCACTCTCGATACAGTTATTTTGGCGAGTCCTAAATCAGATATTACCCAAAGTATTGGGCGTATCATGAGAGAAACGAGTGGAAAAAAGAACAACCCACATATATACGATATACATGATCCATGGTCTATTTTCACAGCAATGTATTACAAAAGATCTAAAATCTATAAACATGGTGGTTTCAATATTCGTGGTAAAACGTTGGAAGATAAACCAGACTTCCCTCAGGGAAAGTGTTTGTTTTTATAATCTACACATCTATTAAATGTCTGGTGCATTGGTACAACTTGTTTCTAAAGGTGTACAAGATTCATATATAATAAGTGACGAAGGACATTCGTTTTTTCGTACCAAATTTACTCGTCATACAAATTTTTCTCAAGCTCCCAAATTCATAAAAAATGTAACTTCTACAGATACTTCTATAGTTATTCCAGTCTATGGTGATATTATAAATGGAATTTGGCTTGAGGCTAGTTCAAGAGGTGTGAATATCGCTTCCAAACTATTTTACAATTCCACGATTGATCTTCTTATAGGGGGTCAAAAAGTAGATTCACAACATTATGATTATTTTTCTGATATATGGACAAATTATCTCGCAGATACCTACACTAAATCAAAAGAATTGAACACTAAGGGATCATCGACAAATAATATGTTCCTTCCACTTCACTTTTTCTTTTGTGATCATAAAGCATTTTTACCCCTAATTGCATTACAACATCACCAAGTTGAGATACGTATAACATTTGATGAGACAAATATAGCTACTTTAAGTGAGTCTGAAAAAAGTGCTAAAATATATGGGAATTATATTTACCTTGATAAAGATGAACGAGAAACTTTCACAACGAGAAATATGGATCTTATCATTACACAAGTTCAAAGTTTAAAACAGGACTTGAATGTTCTACAAGGTGGATATAATGTTATAGACATTTCACAATTCAATCACCCTGTTAAATCCCTATTTTGGGGTTACAGTGCATTAAGTGATAATGCATATAATGACAGGTTTACATTCTCGAGTGTAGATTTACAAATCAACGGAACACATCTTCTTGAAAGAATGACTCCTGTTTATTTCCATACCGTACAAAATTATTACAAGTCTCAGTATGGGCGTTCATATTTCACACCAAGTAGTGAATCAACGTATGATACAAGATATTTCACATACCACTTTTGTCTAAATGCTTCGGATTATAATCCATCTGGGACATTAAATTTCAGTCGAATAGATAATGCATCGATTACTCTACATGGTGCGGAAAAGGGTTCTTCTCGACCAGCAAACCAAGAAATTTCTATATATGCTGTTAATTACAATGTTCTGAGAATACGAAACGGTTTAGCGGGAATTTTATTTGGTAATTAAATTTAATGAGAGGGAAAACCTCAGTATAGATTTAACATTTACGCCCTGATGGCGTCGGACACAGCTAACGCGATAACTCCGACAATAAAAGCTATCACGATGTAATTTAATTCACTTTCTTCAGTGCCACCCTGTACAACAACCTTGGGTGTATCAATGGGTTCGGGTTTTTTCTTTGGAGGATCCAGTTCCTCCAAAGGATAGTATGCTATCATTTATATATGTTTAGAGATTAATTTCCTTTTTCGTTTTCTTTTGCCTGGTACGTTTGGGTTTCGATGAGGCAACATTTACCTCCTTTACTTCACCACCGGTTGAATCACCGGAGATCGATATGATATCAGAAATATCATCGTCCATGTCAACCAATTGCTCTGTATTTTGAGAAATAGCTGATGTATTCATTGGTGGTGTTGGGGGCATCATAATACCCCCCATAAGGCTGGAGATGTCAATACCAGGCCCCTGCATTTCATACTCACCTGAACCACCGACGGGGGCGTCAGTGGCCGGACCACCCGTTTTACGAGTCGTGTTCTGAACAGCTGACATCATATTCTTTACGAGATCGGGGTTCTGTTTAATAACATCGTTCATATTTGGCATTATCGATTTGAACATACTATTGGTCAAATGAAACATCATCGCTGAACCACCTAACATCATGATCAATTTCACTTCTGGAGCGACATTAATCTTTGATCGGTATTTCACATACAATTCTTCGAATACACCATCATAATCATCAACATTCTCCATCACGGATTCTGACCAACCCTCAAGTTGAATCTCAAAGGGATTGTACCGCTTATTGAGAAATTCCAGTCCGGTCACACACGCTACAAGCATTCGTCTGGAAAACCGAACTGACTGTTCAACATCTATACTGTAAGTGATACGCTTTACTTCGGTACGGAGTTCGTCGACGTTTGAATAAGCATTCAATCGTTTGTTTACAGCAAATCCCTTCTTTTCCAGGCGTCCTAATTTGTTAATTAGATCCGCCTTTTCTTCATCGATAGAAGAATACCCTTTGGAAGGTTTTTCTTCTTCGTCCTGACCTGGACCTGATCCTGGTCCATAGTCCTCACCGTCATCGAAAAAATTACCATCTTCTTCACCATAATCAATTTCTTCATCTGGAGCCGTAGCGTTTTGGTTCGTCTGTTTATTAGGGTTTACGAAAGCATCCATACTTTCTTGTCGCTCTGATGTTTGTGGTGGTGGATTATAAACATTACGACTTGGTCGGGAAACACGCTGGGGTTTGGGAGCAGAAACTTCAATTTCATCCATGATGGCCTGTTCATCTGCATCCAATTTCATAACACTAGTATGTCCTCGATCGAGTACAATCTCTTCGTCCATCTACTCTTTATACAGAAACTAAAAAAATAATCTTTAACGCGGTTTAAAAAAATGTTGGTTCATTATAAAATGTTTACTCTGAACCGTGTCAACCGTAACGCCATTATGATGATAGTTCTGCTTCTCGTATTTATTTCGGCACTCGGTGCTTTCAGGACAAGCGCGTTTCAAGCTATGCCAATCACAACCAAAACTGTGAGTGACCAATCCATTTTCGATTTACCAGTTGATTTGAAATGTACCGCGGGTTCGGGTAAGACTGGTAGTCCATACTCAAAGGGTTTAACTCCAGGGGGAGTATGTGGTGCCCAAAAACTTGTCTCTGAGCAGGCTGGGTATGATATCACAGGTGGGATTGGTGGATCTTTAATCTAAGTTAATACTATATGGCATTAATTACAGCCCCTACTCAATTGATTCCTGATCTTCAACATGAATATCATACTGTGACTATTGATACTATCGGACAAACAGCTTCCAATGCTTTCACGTGTCATCTTCAAAATCCACTAAAAAATGTTGTCCAGGCTAAACTATTGGCTGCTAACATTAATACGACAGTTGCTACGAAACACTGTTACGTTTCCATAGAGGAACTTGATAGTATTTTCACAGAACGTGCCTCCAATGAACCAAATGGTCAAGCCGCTACAAGTATCGTTCGCAATTCATTTGCGAGTATCATAGGTGACGGTACAGCATCGTTCAATTTCAAAGATAATTATCCCCTTGTGACACAATATGTCAATCCGATCCGTAGCATTGATCGTTTCACTGTAAATATTAGAAACCAAACTGGTGTACCTATTACACCAGCTAGTCCCGCGAAAAATAATTTTTTAGTTATTCGATTCGTGTGTAGAAAACCCAATTTGTAATTTTCTCTCGTTAAAGTAGTATACCATGTCTGCTGGTGTTGTTCAATTGATTGCCATCGGTGCTCAGGATGAATATATTGTGGGTAACCCCGAAATATCTTTCTTTAGTTCAACCTTCAAAAGACATGCTAATTTTTCACAGTCCATCGAAAAACAAACAATCCATGGAGGGGTGAAAAACAATTCTATGTCCAGTATTCAATTTGAAAGAACTGGCGATATGTTAAGCTATGTGTATTTTACACTTGATGACACGACTCAAGCACTTGATGTCCAACGGTGGGACACTATCATTGATAAGGTGGAGTTATATATTGGTGGTTCTCTAGTAGACTGCCAAGACTCAATCTTTACTGAAAAGATTGCTATCGATACATTCGCACAAAATGTATCAAAAAGTGCGAATGGTACACACCCAGGTGTATCTGCACGTTCCTATTTTTACCCCCTCCGGTTCTTTTTCTGTGAAGGGCCACAATGTGCTTTACCTCTCGTTGCATTGAACTATCATAATGTCGAAATCAGGATTCATTGGGCTACAGCAGCATCGAACTATAATGTAGAATGTTTCGCCAATTATTACTACCTTGATAACGAAGAGCGAGGTAATATTGCATCACGAAAACACGATCTTCTCATCACACAAGTTCAAAAAAATATTCCATCCGGAGAATTAATTCAAGATTTAACATTTAATCATCCCGTGAAGTACCTAGCATCTTCAGATACAACCACTGATGGTGCTCTCACCTCACCTACAAATAAAGTAAAATTAAATATAAATGGTCTAGATGTTAGTAATTATAGATGGGGGAAGCCACACTATATAGACGTCATGAATTATTACCATACAAACTTTGTAACATCTCCAGATTTCTTTTTGTATTGCTTCTGTCTTTCTACAAGTTCTCTTCAACCCACGGGAACTCTAAACTTTAGTCGTCTTGCTTCCGCTAAAATCATGAGTGAAAAGATGCTTATTACACACCCCATATACGCAGTCAACTATAACATATTACGTATAGAGAATGGTATGGCAGGCCTTCTTTACGCGAATTAAAATACCAGACTATATTAAATGGTCAAGAATTTGCCGACGGTGGAGAGATCCACTAAAATTAGATTTGGTAAAAACGCTCTAGAGGATCAGGCAGAGAATACCATTGTTTTTAACGCGAGTAATACAGAATTACAAGCTACTCAATCTGGTGCTGTATACCTGACCCCTATTCGTTTTAGAGAAGACTTTTCAGATCCTGAAATTGTACTTTTAATGTATGATAAATCAACGGGTGAAATAACTGAATCTGGATCAAGTGCCTCTACAGCTGTAGAACCCCCTTTCCAATCCGTGTCAGGATTTGGTAACACGACGACTTATACAATGGAATTTAATAACCCAAC